TTGGCCTCTACGTATTGGAATTTTCCTCCGTTGGTGTTGATGCCGAGTGAGAGGAAGATGTCGGTCATGTTGTAGTTGAGTACGTCGAGAATGTAGTGTCGGTCGGCTTCTGCCACTTTGTCCTCTACTTTTTTGTGTACTGTTCCGAGTGCTTGGGTGCCGGTGTCGGAAGCCTCGGTGGTGAGTGTGTTGCCGAGTATGAGTTTTGAGATTTCGGAGTTGCAGCGCTCGCAGAGCCGCTCGTAAACGTCGGCTGTGCCTGTTTTGTTTCCTGCCTCTCGCAGTTGGAGGTCGGTGTCTTTTCCGTGAATGAAGGCTGCCGAGCAACTGCAAACTAAAGAGGCAAGCACATCATTCTTCCGCTCAAACTGGGGAAACAACATCCTCGCTTTCGCTGCCGGGGGAATAGCAACTCTTATTATAGCACTGTTTAAAAAGGAATAAAACTTCATTCAAACATCATTTAATTATGGCACTTACTGAATATGTAAACGGCAGCGACCTGCTGCTTTCAATAGGCGGAAAATGCGTGGGACATTGCACCTCGCACACCGCAACGTTCTCTTCAGAGACTAAAGACCGGGCAGTAAAACCGGCGGCATCAGCAGCTGTCTCCACATCGCTCTGGAAGTCGAAAGGAGTAACAGGACTCTCAATCTCTATCTCCGGAGAAGGACTGCACTACGCGGCAGAGGAAGAGGGAGGTTTCGCACATCTGCTGGCACTCTGGAAAGAGGGAAAGACGGTTACAGTGAAATGCTTCGAAAGAGAGAACGACGAGTCACCTTATCTCGAGGGACCTTTCGTTATCACGCAAATGGAGCGATAGGCACCGGCACAAGACAACGCATCATACTCCGTACAGCTCGAAAATGCAGGAGCACCCACAACTCTCGACGAAACCAAAATAAACTGACGCAATAACACAATATAACACACACAGCGTTCGCGTCATTCTTTTGTTTGTCATAACACTTTGCTATTATTCAGTCCGGGAGGATGCCGCTACTGCCAGATTAGCCGCACCAGCCCGGACCTTTTACATTATCCATTATACATTATACATTATGAAAATAAATCTTATCATACAAAAGAAAAAATATCCCTGCCGGCCCACGCTCGGAGCAATGCTACGATTTAAACGAGAAACAGGGAAAGAGGTTACCGAAATAGAAAACGGAAGCATCTCAGACCTCACGGCATATCTCTACTGCTGCGTCAAGTCCGCATCCAAAGCCGACGGCATCGACTTCGACTACCCACTCTACGACTTTGCCGACGCCCTGATGCCAGCTGACCTCGAAAAATGGACCAATTCGCTAATGCAAGACGCTGATGGGCGACCTCAAGGCGACGCAGAGGGCTCGGAGGTTGAAAAAAAAAGCTGACCATAATGGAACTCTATGGCGTGGCCCTCGGGCAAATGGGGCTGCGCCATGAAGAGTTCTGCCAGCTGAGCATAGAAGAGTTTCAAGCCATCTACAACGCATGGCAAAAGCAAAAGGAAATGCAAACTCAAGACGCATGGGAGAGAATGAGGCTTCTGGCCACTATCTGCATACAGCCACACCTGAAAAAGAAAATCACTGCAAAGGCTCTGCTGCAGTTCCCCTGGGATAAAAAGAAAACTCAAGAGGGCGCAAAGAGGATGACGCAAAAGGAAAGCGAGAAGAGGGTGGAGGAGCTGATGAAGCGGATGGAGAAGAGTGGAAAAAGCTAATTCTCTTCACTACAAGAGGTATCCTCATGCAATCCGCGAGACTTACAAGACGCAGAAATACGAGATTCTAATTCGCGCCAACGAGACTTATCACCCTTGCGATATTCAAAATCGCTGTCTATGTCTTTTATACGCTCCGTAGCACAATCTGCCATTATAAAAAACAAAACAAAACCGAAACCGCCAACAAAAGGCGAAAAGAACACACAACAAACTGCCCAATGAGCAGGGCAGAAAAAACAACACGTCAGAAATACTATAACTGACAAAAACATTATCAGCAGACCAACCCAACCAAACACATTTACTAAATGGTCGCTCAATAGATGATGACTCTTCTCACGCTCCATAATTTCTAAGTTTTAAGTTCACGATGCAAAGATAATAAAATTTTTTCATATTATGTCAACAGAAGCAACTTTTTTATTAAAATTCTCTACCGTAGGAGGAAAATTAATCCTACAAGCTACCGACGACCTCAAAAATCTCGGAAAAGAATTCGATGCTGCTAAGCAACAGGGAAAGCAGATGCAAGACGATTTGCTCGGGCTCAAAAATATCACTGACGTACTCAAAGACATCAATGCATCTGTGAAAAACATGGCCGACGATATCGCCAAGTTCGACACGCAAAACATACAAGAGGGAATTAATCAGGCTAAAGGAGCATCAGGACAACTTAGAGACGAACTGCTACAATACAACCAGGCGGCTCAATCATTCCAGACACTCAACGCAAATCTTCAACAACTCACGGGCGGATTCCAACAAGCAGACGCAAGCAACAGAGAAAACGTGGAAGTCAGAACTAAGCTCGCTAACAACGTGCCAATGGCAAGAGACGCACTCGCTAAAGGACTCTACCAAGTTATTAGCAACGGCGTGCCCGAAGACAACTGGATTAGCTTCCTCCAGGCATCAGCAAAAAGCAGCATCGGAGGATTGGCAGACCTGCAAGAGGTGGTGAAAGTTACTTCTACCATAATCAAAAACTATGACCTCGACTGGCAAGACGCAATGAGCATTCAAGACAAAATACAGCTCACTGCAAAAAATGGCGTAACAAGTTTCGAGCAACTTGCACAAGCATTGCCACGAGTAACAAGCAACGCCTCCGTACTCGGAGTTTCCATAGACGAACTCATGGCTACCTTCTCCACACTCACCGGAGTAAGCGGAAACACAGCAGAGGTAAGCACGCAGCTCGCAGCTATCTTCACTGCACTCGTAAAGCCAAGCAGCGAGGCGCCGTTTCGGCTAAAGTCTCTTCGTGTCGATGATGAAAGACTACTACGAAATGGCACGCAAGATGAAAGCGGCAGGAATAGATATTACAACAATTCAAAACATCAGCGGACTGTCGACAGAGGAAATAAAGGAGCTATGATTTATTCTTCGCCTGCCTCCCTCCCATAATTATCGGGAAATGGCGGTTGCAGAAGATGATGATAAAGTAGCAGGCGACCATGATGGCGAGGGCGATGAGCCAGGCCACGGGGATGGAATAGGTAGTGGGGACAGAGGAGTGCGAGAGATGCTGCACGATGAGGTTCAGAGGGCCGATGAAGAGCCAGTGGCAGCCGAAGAGGATTATCATTCCCCTTGCCAACGTTTCTATCACCGACGGAACCGAAGTAAAAAGACGACAGAGGTTCACCATAAACAAGGTGCCGGTGATGCTCACAATCTCGTAATTTATTCGCATCTGCCAGAAAATATGCTGCTCGTAATGGCATATCAACAAGCCTATGGCAAGCAAGACGACAGCCCACAGCGCATACTGCCACCGCTTGGAATCCTCCTGTTTCAACCAGCCCCACTGCTGCGCGAAGAATCCCCAAACAAAAAACTGAAAATTATCGAAGAAGTGGTCGATGGAATATGTCAACACCACCCTCTGCTGATAATGCACATAATAAGCCGCAACAATAAAAACTACAGACAATACAATACTGATTATCAGGCGATAACGACTCTTCATTATAACATCGGCAAGCAACTTGCATATCAGCAGTATCACGATGTAATACATAATGCCGTTGAGCGGCACACCAACGAAACTAAGCAAGAAAGGTTTGAAAAAAGCCTCCCAAGGGTCTGTTAAAGAAAGTCCGAAATGGTAGTGCTGCTGCGCAAGCCAATAAGGATAAAACACCACCTGCATAATAAGATAAGGTATAATCAGCGTCTTCCAATACTTCCGCAATGCCGTCCTTAAATCAGGCTGCACGTGATGCAGATAGCCAGACATAAAAAAGAGAGTGGAAAGCACAAAATAATGACCGTAAAAAGTAACGATGTTGTACTGCTGGGGCAAGTGGCAATAAATCACTATCCACATCGACAGCACCTTGCACCAGT